TAGCGATAATATCCGAGGAAATCTTATCGTACAGCTTGGTTCCCGTGTAATTCTGAATATGAATCTCTTGGGCAATCTTGATGAACTGGATAAACTTATCCGTATCGACGTTGCCGGAAATAACCGTATTGCGTACAATATCCTCACGTTTGATAAAAAGAGCCGTGGCCATTATTTACGAGGTTTTAAGAATCCTTGGTGGGGCATATCTACCGGACGCTTTGCAACCTTTGGGTTATTCGTCTCTGGCTTTACGCCTGCCTTACGAGCTTGGTTTACCGATACGTCGGCATTCGGGTTTTTAGCGTCAGGAGTTACGCCTTCGGCTTTTGCCAGGTAGGTCTTACGCATCCAGAAGTGATGACAACGTGCGCCTCCTTTGTAGAGCCATATATCGTATGTTGCTGCGCCACGAGGCCCGAATCCTGCGTTAACTTCCTGCTTGCGCATACGCATAATATCCTCCTTGCGGTACACCTTCTTTGCGTTTACCATCAGCTTGCAAAACTCACGGCTATTGGTCTTGGTTGTGCCAGGGGCATAGGAATAACGAATCTTGTACTTGCGTCCGTCTTTGGTTACTCCGTCTTGCTCACTCTTTGCGTTGGGAAACGCCTCACCGGTCTTGGCGAACTTTAAGATTGAATCCAAATACTCCTCTTGCTCGTAGTCAACGGGGCGTTCGTCCACCAATTCCCATTCGTCCAAGTCCTCGTCTTCGCCAAACTCGTTCAACGCATCGAACATTCCGTTAAGAACTTCGTCGCTCACGTCGGCGGACATTGCAATACCGCTATCCTCCACTCCGGTAGATTCCTCCACCACCTCGGAAGGAGCAACAATTTCCTCTTTGAACTCCAACGGCTGTAACGTCTTAAAATAGATATTTAAGGCCGCCCCGTTGAAAGATAGCACTTGCTCTATTGCATCGAGGATAATCTCTTGTAATGGTCTAATAACCACGTTATCAAACAAGATAGAAGCCGTCTTCAACTCGTCGGCATTATTACCAAGTCCGCTGCTATCCTTAATGCCCAAAAGCATCGGGCTTGTGACCCGGTGACCTACCATAATCTTTTGCGTACATTCCGAGGAAAGGAATTGGTACTGCTCGCTTGCGTCGGATAATTGTACGGGTTCGATTGTTGCTGCGAGTTCCTTGTTATCGTTAAACGCCAAGATAAAACGGCCAGCATTCGAGCTACCGGAAAACTTATCGGCAATACGTGCCTCAATTAAGCTCTGCTCGTCTTCGGTAGGTGTTCCGTTATTAAAGTTAATCAGCATAGACGGAGCAAGTCCGTTCTTAATGTTGCTGATATGGTAATTCGCTACCTCTTCCTCCAGCTCTGCGTAAGGCAAGGAACCTTGGTAGTCCGTTGGGGCGTAGTAGTAGTATCCTGCTTTGTACGGTTTAATGTACAGAATCTCGATACCCGCCTTGGACATTCCGTAAGCATCAATGCGTACCGGAACTTCCTTGCGTTGTGCTACCCTATCCCAATTCTTTGCGTAGTAATAAGCAGGGATAAAACCTTCCTCGTTGCACTTTTCAGCACGCAAGGTCTCGACTGGGATATGCTCAATCCCCACAACCTTTGAGTGGTCTTGGTTGTAAATAACCTGAAAGGCAGCGTTGCCCATCATCTTAAAATCGCTAACGACCTTCTTAACGCAATTCTTGGTGAATAAGCCCATCATCATTGCGTACTCGTCGGGCTTCTGGGCTGCGTCTGTTGCAGCCAGACCCTTGCCGAAAATCATATCGATAACGCCGTTAATGATTGCGTTATTGGTAGGGCTCCCGTTGTAGCGGTCGATTAAGTATTGGAAATAATTGTTATCATTCCCGTACTCAATCCAATTCTTTCCACTAACCTCCTTTACCTGCGGCTTAACGTAGGAATTTAAGGCCATAAATCGTATGTTGCTCATATAATTACGAACGTATTATCTCCTGCGGTTTCTTGGTCGTACACCCCGGCATTCACGGTGAACTTCTCGAAGTTTGTTTGGTCGGTGCAGAATACCCGGCCACGATAAATCAAATTTACACCACTAAACACCTCCAATAGGTAAAAGTTTTGTGCCTTCAAAGTCCAAGCAGCATTCAAGGTCATATACCCGTTTGCGCTTGTAGGTGCGATTGTTTGCGTTTGGGTGGTATTGGTAGATTCATTCGTTAACCGTGCCGATACAGAAGCAGGAAACGAGCGAGGGATGATTTGCAAATTTTGCGCTGTTGCGCTTGTAGTTAAAATGTTCATCTTACAAATAACTCGTTTGTTGCTTTTTGTTTTAATTAAAAAAGCCACCCCGAAGGATGGCTCTCTTAAATTCGCATTAAAACAACTAATAGATAGATTGTTTGCTCATTTTATTGTCCTCCGTACATTTTACGCATACCATTGATAACTTGACTCAAACGCTGAATCAATTTAATGGAATCGCCCATATCTGGGATTTGGTTATAGTCAGTAATGCCAAGTTGCTTTGCGTCTGCAATAGTAAAAGACAAATCGCTATCGATTGCATCTACTCTTGCTTCTGCTGATTTTATCGCCTGCAAAAACTTCTGCTGCGCTGAATTGATGGTACTCTCCATAGAGCGGAGTTCGTCATCAATCTTCTTCAATGAAACCAATGCTTGTGCTGGTTTGATTGCTGCTAATTCGACCTTCCGGGATTCCATCCCATTCATAATCTTCAACGCATTTTCCATTTGTCAAAGATATATTAAAAATCTGAACCAGAAACGATAGTAGAAATTCCAGCAGCAGCCAAAGTGCTGTCCAAGAAGTTAGCAGGAACCTGCTCTTGTCCGTTCAGCGTCAAGGTGTAACCAGAAAGGTCTCCCATAGCAGCACCGGTTACAATCGTACCTCCAGTTACTTCGCAACCGTTTTCCAATCCAGCAACAAAGAAGTTACCATTGTAGTCCTCAACAATTACAATTGGACGCCCGTAAGCCATCAATTTGATTTCCTTGTTAGACTGCTTGCTCAATTTGTGCAAGGTCAAGTTCAAGTTCTGGTCAAAAAACGTGGTTCCGGTATCACGGCTTGAGGTTACGGTTTGCTCAAAAGAAGAGCTACCCTTCAAGTCGTATTTGTAAGCCGTCAAACCGCTACCCAAAACGTCGATAGCGTCCGTGTTGGTTACGTCGTATGTAACCGTTAATTCCTGATAGTTCAGAAAGTAAACAGCCGTGATTCCACCTACAACGTCCTTGCAGGGTTCGATACGGCCAAGGGATAATGCACAAGCCATTTTATTTATATTTAGTAAGTTAAAAAAGAAAGGGGTGGGGCGTTATTACACCACCACCCCCTTCAATGAAATTTAAGAATGATTAAGCTCCGTAGTAAACGATGTCGCTACCGATACCGTATTGGATACCAGCGCTCATACGCATAATCAAGCGGAAATTTTGACTTCCGTCAATGTCCGACATATCAATCAGGCGAACCTCGTTCTTGTCGCTCAACAAGCCAGTTCCAAAGAACAAGTTTGACTTCTGTGCAGCCACCATTTTGTTAGAAGTCAAACCTTCAGCCAAGGCAACTTTGATACCGTCGAAGTACAAGTCCTGAGAACCGTACCACATAGTTCCTTTGTTGTCAACACCGTTAGCACCTACTCCAGCAGCAGCGAAGCCACCCAAAGCACGAACGTATGCCTTAGCAACGTTTTGAGGAACGTAGATAGTCAAATCTTGCTTGCCGTACAAGGTAGATGGGATAGCGTCTACAACCTTACCCAATTCAGCGATTACGTTAGCAGCGGTAACAGTCGTAGCAGTTACGTCGATAACGTCACCATCAGCAGCAAACAAAGTTTGGAAACCGTCGAACTGGCCAGCAGAAGCGTTAACACCCGCCCAAATGTTTTGCTCGATACGAGCAGCAACCTTCTCGGCAGCGTAAGCAACGATAAAGTCAGTAAAAGAGGCGGGTACATTCTTGAATGCAGAGTAACCCATCTCAACGGCTTGCCAAGTTTGTTCAAAGTCCTTTTTGCACATTTGCAAGTTAACTTGAAACTCCTCGGTCGTTAAAACACGCTCGGTCAAAGTAACGGTAGACGTAGGGTCGAAGTCGCAAGTAGCGTTCTTCAAGATATCGTCAGTACCGACCTTTTGGATAACGGATTTGTAATACACGTTGGGCATTACCTCGATAAGACCTTTGTCCAAGGTCGGTGCGCTCAAAAGAGCGGCGGCAACGTATTTACCGGCAAACTCGCCAGCATACGTAGTAGTGATTGAAGTGGTCGTAGCCATTTTTTAATTGATTTTATTTGTTAAGACGTGCGAGAACTCGGTCGATAGAAGTTTCCGCTGCGTTCTGTGCGAGGTTAACTCGTGCAGGAGCAGGGGCTGCTTCTGGGTTGTGGCGGATGGGCATAGCGGCAGGCATATCCGAGGACATTTCCTGCTTCTTTTTGTACGCTCCCATTTCCTCCTTAATTGCGGACATTTCTGCACGCATCTCCTCAATGAGTGGCATAACCATCTCCTTGATTTTCTCCTCCATAGTTGGCTCGATAGCTGCTTCAACCTCGATTTCAACTGATGGGGCTTCTTCTTCTACCTCGGCTGCTGCTTCTTTGATTTCACCGATAACACCTTCTTCGGCTACAACCAAGATGCGGCCATCTTCCATTTGATATTCACCGACTGGGACTGCGATACGGTCTTCCTCTGATACGATGAAAATGGGTTGGCCTGCCTCAAATGATTCAGCTTCCAAGACGGTGCCGTTATCGAGCTTGGCTTGCGCCAACTCAACCTCGGAGGTCTCAACTGCGGACAGTTCGGCAAAGAATTTCTGGAAAATTTCTGTTGCTTTCATATTGGAAATAATTGATTAGTTATTGATTGTTACATTTTTATACGGGAACCTTCACGGTAACGCCTACGCCTTGTGCTTGAAGGGAGCCATCGCAGCACTTTTTGGAATAGGTGTTATTCTTGCACAAGCAGCCACGCTTGTCTCCTTTGGGGGAGGAACGGCTTGGGGTCTGTTTCATAGTTTGCCTAATTCTTTTAGTTTAGATTCTGCCCAACGCTTTGCGGCTAACCCGCCCCATAGCAGGAAGGAAATAGTACCGCACGCCTGCATATCGTTTTCGTCGTAGTATGCCTCGGCACGGGATAGGTACGAGTACATACGGGTAATGGTCTCTACGCTGATAGGCCGTCCGTCTGCGAGTTGTTGCGCTCGAATCTTGCCAACTGCCGTAGCGCATTTGTTACCGCCTTTCTCGTTTAGTTCGATTCCTCGCTTAGCATTGTTGCGTACCGCTTCTGGGTAGTCCGTGTAGGATTCCATCTCGATTCGCTTCTTGCTCTTTAAGCGGCCATCCTTTTTAATCTTGGCGATAATGTTGGAAAGCATAAATTCCGCTTCCTCCTCTTCGATGCGTTCAAGGTGGGATTCCATTTGCATCTTATCCACAAAGTAGCCCTCAATAGAAAAGCCCTTAACCCGTCCCGTCTTAACGTAGTTATTCCAGATGTCGTCGTTGTTGACTTTCATTGAAACCATCCAGGTACCTTCGGGCAATTCCATTCCGTAGATAGCCGTCTTGTCTTTTTGTGGGTCTTCCACAATCCAAGATTCTACCACGGACAAACCGCTTAACTCTGCGGCGTGTTCGAGTGTGGTGTTACCTTGATAGCCACGCATTAAGAATAGCTCCGAAGCCCTGCGTACCGTATCCTTGGAAAAGTACACGTAAAACTCCTCACCGCCTTGGTTGCGGTAAATTGTTTTGTTTGGAATAAGGGCTGCGCCCATAAGGATACGTTTCTCCTCGTCTTGCGCTTTGAACTCTACCTCGTACTCCTTTGCAAGGGTAATAAAGTTCTCCTCAATCGCTGGGTGTTCAACGATAGATATTGCATTGATGCCGTTTAGTCCTTCGGTTTCCTCAAGGACAAGTTCAATTACTTTTTTCATTATCCGAATGTTGCTGTTCTTGCTCGTCTACGTGCCAATTGTTGTGCGTTGGTAACTTGTCCAGCTACCACGTATGCTTGGATGGGTTGCTGATTGCGCCCGTTTACACTTGCGGCTAATTGGTTTATTCCACCTTGGCCTACCACGTTAAATTGCGGAGACATTGAACCACCAGCGGAACTCATATCCGGTGCGCTCGTATCCGGGGTCGGTGATTCGGATGCACTAAACTTTGTAGCTGCAATCTTTGCTACGTTAGCAGCACCAATAACACCCGCTGCAACGGCGTTAGCAACCCGTACTGGGAACGGCAATAAGCCATCTGCACCCTTGGCACCTAACGCACCCACAACGGCGGTATAAGTAGCCATTGTAGCATCTGCAATTTGTAACGCTTTGTTAAGCTGGAATGCCTTACGTTGACGTGCTTCGTTGCCCCCTGCAAACAATTCGGAAATAGAAGTAAGCGCTGATATAGACTGCTGCGCTAAATTCATATAGGCATCGTTAACCATCTTGCGGTCTTCAATATCCTTTTGGTTAAGGTCTTTTTTAATCTTCGCCGTTTCAATAGCGGAGTTCTGCTCAACCTCAGCACGCTGGTTAATCAGTTCATTGTAACGGGCGGTTCCTTCTTTTGTTAATGCTAACTCGTCTTCGATAGCGGCAATACGTGCCGTCTTTAAGATTTGAATGTTTTGCAGTTGTACGTTCAAACGGTCACGCTCGGAGTTAATCAATTCCGCATCAAGGTTCAACTGCGCTTCCAGTCGGGCGATATACGCCTCCGTATTTGTACGTTCAATATCCTTTTCCTCACGTAGCAACGAGATGTAATTCATTTTTTGCTCGGAGCGCTGACCTTCCAAACGCTCGCCAAGGTCTGTAAGTTCCAAGTTGGCCTGTGCCAATGCTACGGCGTTCTCCGTGGTCTTGTTAATGTTGTATTGCGCTTGGGCAAAGGTAATCTTCTTTTGAATCTGCTCTGCTTCCAAGGTGTATTGATTTTCAAGAATCTTGCCCAATTCCTCGTTGGCCTTAATCCTATCCTCAATAGACGCAAACTCATCGTCCCGTGCCTGGCGTTGCAATTCCGCCAACCGCTGTTGCTCTAACTGAATTTTTTGTCGTTTAACGTCTGCAAGTGCTGCGGCCTTTTCAAGTGCTGTAAGCTTTTGGCCTTCCTTGATTGCCTCCTTAACTCTTTTAGATACACGCTCTGCGGCTTTTTCAATTATTTCAAGCCCACCTTCCTCTACGCCTACAACGCCGTCCACAACCTCGCTAAACGCTTCCTTGGCTTGCTTGGATGCCTTTGCGAAGTCCCCCTTGAAGAACGATACAATAGCACCACCAAGTTCCCCAATAGCGTTACCCATTTGCTTAAATAGGTTAATGCCGTATTCATATACCAATGCGCCAAAGTCCTTAATTGCTTGTACCGGGTCGGTAAATAAGGAATCCAACGCTTTTTCTACAACCGGGAATACTACCTCCGCCAATTCGGAGAATAGAATCTTGATTGTATTGATGCTCGTGTTAAAAAAGTCAACAACCTTTTGGTTTGAAGTAAATACATCTAAAATGGTATCACCGACGGCGGTAACAATCGCAAGCCCTTTAATTGAACTCACAAGGCGTCCTATTGCCCCGGTGGTTTTGCCCGTTTGCTTCTCGACGTTCTTAACGCCTTTGGCCATAGATTCAAACCCCTGCTTGGATTCCGTTTGTACGGTTCCGAGGGTATCTGCTAATTTTTCAACGGTGGCGTTAAGTTTTTCAAGAGTTGCCTCTAACCCCGAACCATCCCCTTGAATCTTTACTGTTTCAACGACCGCCATTTACGATAATTTGCATTTTTACCACCTATCTTGTACATACCCTTAGCAATATCAATCTCCGGCGATACGCCGAAGTAAGTGTCGCTATTCAGCAGTGCAATCAAATAACTCAAATAAGATTCCCTCATACATCATTTAATAGTTCAAACTCTGCCTTGCCCGTGGTAAGGTTAATCTGCACGTTGTTTACAATCCACTTCTCGCCATTCCAAATTAACTTGTTTTTTAGGTCGAAGTTTAGAATCTTGCCCAGAGGCAATATAGCAGGAATGCGTACTAATCTA